GCCAGGGTCTCGACGCGCTCGTATCGGCCGCAGATCCGGCAGCGGTAGACCGGCCGTCCGGCCCAGTGGAAGTCGGGTTGACGCTCGGCCGGCTCCGTCACGCTGGCACCTCGACCTGGAGATTCCTCGCCGCTATCAGTGCGTCGTACGCCTTCCGCGCCGTCGCCTCTGCGGCGTCCCAGCTCCTCGCCGTCACCAGGACCTGCAGGCCCGGCCGGCGGTAGGCCCCGGCGCCGTCGTTGTGCGTCCCCAGGGGCGCCGTGCCAGCCGTGGGGCGGACGAGCACGTACGGGCCCGGGCCGTCCGGGATCGCCGACTGGGACGTCCCGAAGAGGTCGACCTTCGTCACGCCGAGGCCCGCCCTCTCGAGGATGCCCAGGAGCTCCTGGACGTACGTCCCCGAGGGGCGCTTCGTCGCGAGCATGTTGAACGCGCACTGGGCGCGGCCGGCCGCGTCCGGGCCCACGTCGAAGGGCTCCTGCTGGGGCTGGATCTGCAGGTACCACGTGCTCATGCCCCCGCCGCGTCCTTGAGGTCGATCTTCGCGGCGATCTCGCCCCCGACCGTCGGGACGGCCTCCATCAGCACGCTCTCCATGAATTTCGACTTGGTCTTGTGCGTCTCGTGGACCCTGCGGGCATACGGGACGTCCGGGCCGCCGGCGATCAGCGAGAGGCGAATGTCCTCCCGCTTCGGCGACACCATCACCCGCATCCGCTCGCTGCGCATGAGCTTGCCGGTCCTCACTGGCGTGCGCTCCTGCATGATCGGGACCCTGGCCTCCCAGACGGTGATGGCGGCGGCGCGGGCCTGCTTCCGCATCCCCTGGTCGCCGGCGAGCCGCTCGAGCTTGGCCAGCATCTCCTTGTCGCCGGTCATGCTCAGGCGGACCGCTACCCTAGCCATACGGCCCTCACGAAAGCCTGCGACGTCGGAGCGACGAGCGTCTCGCGGATCTCGAGGATCGGCCCGGTGAGACCGCTCGGCAGCGTGATGCGGTCGAGCGGGCCGATCGCCGGCGGGGGCTCGCCCTCGGAGGGCGGGAAGAAGAGGACGACGGCCTTCGTGGTCATGAGCCGCCCGTCGTGCGTCTGCTGTTGGCGCTTGCCCTCCTGGACGAGCGCGGGGCGGCTCACGGGGTCGGCGTAGTCCGGGTCGCCGGTCCCGCCCTGGCCGGTCCAGGCCTCGTGCGAGACCTGGACCTGGAGGGACTCGGTCGCGGCCCGGACGGCCTCGAGGGCCGACTCGATGATCGTGCCGAGTCCCATCCCGTTCCCACGCCCAGCGCTACGCCAGCGCGGCGCCGAGGTTGACGCCGGCGAGCAGAACCTTGCCCGTGTTGGAGGGGTTGCCCGCCACGGCCGCGGCGACGCCGGCCCGGAAGTTGCCGGTCGTGACCGTGGTGAACCGCTTGTTGGTGTCGTCCCAGTTGACCTGCTGGCCCTCCGTCCAGGCCTGCGCAGCGAGCTTGGCGTGCTCGACGACTCCGGTGCGGCGTCCGACGAACGTCTCGCCCGCCGCTGCGGTCGTCTCGGCGATCACAAGGAGGTCGCCGATCTTCACGCCGGTCCCGGCGGTGACGCCGCCCGCGGGGGCGGTGAACGTCAGATCGTCGCCCGACTGCACGAAAGTCTTCATGTCCGTTCTCCCTTTCCGCTATCGGGCCCCGACTAGGCTCCGGGGTTCTTGTAGAAGCCACGCCAGTCGATCACCTTCGCCGCGAAGTCGTGGCGGCACTTCACCTCGAGGCCGTCGACGTCGAAGCCGATCCGGCTCTCCACCATCGGACCGTCCTCGCCCTCGAGATAGGCGTACTCGATCGTGTCGATCTGCCCCGGGTCGGAGGCGAGGTACCAGGCAGTCACGCTGTTCGCGTCGAGCCGTGGCTCGGCGATCACCGTCAGCCTGCCGGCGAAGGGGTTGATCTTCGCCGCCTCGCCGGCCAGGAGGTTCTGGCTGACGAACTGATCGGCCACCGTCTCCTTCGCCGCGGGCACGATGAGGAACAGCGGGAAGATGTTGAGCAGCGTCGCCCCGTCCACGCCCTTCTGGTTGCGCATGGCCGTGCGCCCCGCGCCGATCGTGTCGACGGTGATCGCGGCGCCCGCGCCCGCCAGGTTGCCGTGGTTGGCGTGGAAGAGAGCGACGGCGTCGCCCATGTTCGGGTTGCTGGTGATCTGAGCCCAGACCAGGTCGCTCTCGAGGTTGCGCGCCGCCCGGCCGAACAGCATCGGGACGCGGGAGAAGGCCTGGGTGTCGTCGTTGACGAGCGACTTGCGGGTGATCGCGAAGGTCCGACCGTAGGTGGCGAGCTGGAACTGCTCCTTCCCCTCGCCGATCGTTCCGCGGGTGAACTCCCCGTGTTCCTTGACCTCGATGAGCGCCGGCGCCTCGCCGATCTGCAGCCGCTTGGCCGGCTTGAAGTCCGGCAGCGTCACCCGGCGCGAGATCGGCGTGAAGGTCTGCGGCGCCTCCGCGTAGGCCTGGCGGAGGGTCTTTCCGGTGACGTCCGCGAGCAGGTTCGCGAAGTCGGAGGTGCTGTGCATGGCGCCCGCACGCACGTCCAGGCCGAGGGCCATGCTGGCGAGCTCCATCTTGCTGAGACTGGTCGTCCGGATGCCCCGCGCGTTCAGGTAGGCCCGGGCGATGTCGAGGAGCGTCATCCCGCGGTAGGGCCGGCCCTCCTCGGTGAGCTCGAAGCCGATCTTCGCGTCCGGCGAGGGCTTCGGGTAGATCCGGTGGAGGATCGCGTTCTCGATCCCGGCCCGTACGTGGATGAAAGGGTCGTCGCCGACACGCACATCGCGGTCAGGGCGATCGTTACCCCTCGGGACGTCCGGATCGCGGCGCTTCAGCTCCTTGAAGACGAGCGCCTGCGCTTCGAGGAGCGGAGTCCCGTCCGCGATGAGCTTCGCCTCGAAGGCACGGGTCATGCGGCCCGCCTCGCATGCGAGCCGGATCCCCTCGACACGGGCGCGCTCCTGGGCGACGCCAGTGTCGCGCTCGTTTGGCTCGCTCGGCTCCGGCGGATCCGCCGGATGGTTGGCGGCATCCTGGGCCGCCACGCTCCGCTCCGCCACGAATTCCGAAGGCTGCTTCGGTCCCATCGTCTTCTCCTTGTCCACTTCGCTGCGCACGGCGACGATCTCGCAGGGGTTGATTTCGGCCGAACGGTTTTCCCGCACCTTGGCGCCCGCATCGGCTGGGATCGGCACCATGGAGACTTCGTAAGGCTCCCAGTCCACGGCCCGGCGCACGGGAAGCTGGTTCCCGTTACCCGCCGTCTCCTCGAACCTGTAGACCCGGTAGCCGACGCTCACGCTCCGGATGATGCCGTCCCGGACGTCCTGCCAGATTGGCTCGACGGACGCGCGCCTCGAGAACCGGACGCGGGCGCGGGCCTCCTTCTTCGCCAGCGTCACGCTCCCGGGGACGACGGCCCCGAGCTGATCGGAGACGGACCAGAAGCTGTGCGTGTCGAGGAGCGGGCCCCCGTCGTTGAGGCGGTCGATCCTGACGTTCTCCGGATCGAGGGAGAGGGTCTCCAGGTAGCGGGTGTCGGTCCTCCAGTCGTAGCGCTCCACGGGGGCGCCGGTCGAGAAGATCAGCTCCACCGTCCGGGACTCGTCGTCGATCGTCTTGGAGACGACGTCGGCGCGCAGGGACAGCGGGAACATCTCGAGGATGCGCGGGCCTGGAGTTGCCGGAACCGCGGCCGAGGCCTGCTGACTGCGCTTCGCCATGGCCCGAGCCTCCTCGACCTCCGAGGACGTGGGAAGTTGGATTTTTTCCAACCCCCCCTCATGCGCGGGTAGCCGGCGAGTGGGGATGGCCGGGGAGCCGGGGCCGCGAAGCCATCCCAAGTCGCTCAGCGCTCGGAAGTAGGCCCGGACGCGCTCGTGGGTGATCGAGAGCTTCCGCGCCACGTAGGACGCCGGCGCGGGCTCGTCGAGGGCCTCATAGTAGTGGCTGACGAGGGCGAAGGCCTCGAGCTGCCTGGGCGTTGGCCCTCGGGGAGCGCTCCCCATGTCGCTCCCTCCGCTACTCCTCGATCGCCCGCAGGGCGGCCTTCCAGCCTCGCCGGAAGCAGTCGCCGCAGTGCGGCGCCGGGTCTCGGGGTTCGGTGATCCGGGCAGCC